TACAAAGTTAGAGGTGTGATTGGGGTGTCTGGGCCGTTGTTTACTGTCTCGATAGTGCGACATCCAATCGTGCTTATTGACCGGATGCTCACCACCTTCACCACCGTGAAACTGACTAAGCTGATGATGCACCTCCACGTCGTGGTGTTTGGTGGCCAGATGTTTCCAGGTCGTCATGCCGCCCTTGGAATGAATGGTGTCTGAATGCAACTCATCGACGTGGTGTAGGATATGATGATAGAATTCGTGCGCCTTGACCTTTGAGTGTTCGTGACCGACCAAAGAATCGACTTGAAATTTCTTCTTACCGTCGTGATGGATCAGATTGCCAGCTACGTGCATATGCGTTTCGTCTGTTGCCCGATGTACCAGGCTGAAGTGGTGATACGTGCTGCCGGTGTCTTCCGCGTTCGAACCGTAACCGGCGTGATGCTTGTACAGATCATATTCGCCGTGCGAACTCAGTTTGGTCGTTTTTCTGAAGCCCGAATCCTTATGATGATTCGGCTTGACGTAATTGTCTTTGTGAATAGTATTGCCTTCCTTACCGTTCCCATGTTCGTTAGGGTCCATATAGGACGGTGTCTCTTTGATGAACTGTTTGAAGCGTAGCATTAGGGACCTCCCCCGGTGTCACCGCCAGAGATGTCGAAATCGCCCTTGAGCCAGAATTCCATTTCCTGGAAAGTCAGGCTTAGTTGAACGCTCTCTGGAAATCCACTCTTGTAGAAGGCCGGCATGCCTGAGCCCGCATAGTTGGTCACCACATTACGTAGCACCGCAGGCTTGAACTTGTACATCTGGTTTTCGTTGGGTGAAAACTGACACTGGAACACTGAGGGATATCGCCAGACCAGCGCGGAGTAATCGGCTGTTGGTGATGCCTCCCTGTTGAGACGACGAATGATGTTGAGAAGGATTTGTGATTCTTTCACGTTCTTGGGTGCCAGCTTCCAGGTGAAGGTGTACTGTTTGTATTGTGGGCCTTTGAACAGGATGGTCAGAAATTGGTTGGGTGCCATACCAAACATGGCCTGTCCGGCGCTAATAGCTCTATCTGCAAGATTGGAGCCAGTGGCATATGAGAGCAAACTGCCTACACCCCTTGCGGCAGCCGCTGCCGCACCCATAGTCAGACCGGTACCAGTCTGCCAGCCACCACGATCATTGGTGTCTCCGTCGCTGGAGAGCGCGTTCGAAACGATGGCACCAGTCCAGCCTATTTCTTCGTCCTTCCACTGCACGCCTAGAGCGTCCTGCATAGTAGCCGGCATCGGTAGCACAACACCACCATTACCCTTGACATCGGCAATGTCCGAATCGCTGATGCGGTTGTAGGTACCGATCCCGATCTTGAAATAGTACTTGGGTAGGTCGATGGGAAAGCTCTCCAAAGAGGCTGTTCCCATGCCATCCAGATACCGGTCAATCTTCTGTAAGCGAGAGGCCGGAGTGTAGCCGGTGGAGCGCGGAATGGGTTCGTTCAGCGTTCGGGAGGGTGTGGCACTAGAAAGGCCGGTGCGGTCGTCGAAATCTGCCAATGGTTTTCCTAAATACTGCGATGAAGTCTAAGCCTGTATTTAGCAAAGCAGTAAAGAAAAAGAAGCCCTGGAAAGGATTTCGTGATCCTTTCAAGAAGAAAGCCGCATCCAAGAAGAAGCGCTACTACCAGGGACGCTTTCAGCCCAAGCACCCGGAGAAGTATCGCGGTGATCCAACCCGTATTGAATACCGGAGCCGCTATGAGTTGGTGTATATGACGCACCTGGACCGCTCGGAGAATATCGTGGAGTGGAGTAGCGAGAGCACGGTACTCTGGTACATCTCACCCAAGGACAATCTTGGACATAGGTATTTTGTCGACATGACGGTCAAGAAGCGCGAGAAGGACGGCACGTTGCAGACCTACCTGATCGAGATCAAGCCAATGAAGCAGGTGATGGCACCGACCAAGCCACCGGTGATGAACAAACAAAAGGAACGGCGCTATCTGAATGAGGTGCTGACTTGGGGTGTCAATCAGGCTAAATGGAATGCAGCCCGCAAGTACTGCCAGGAGAACGGATACAAGTTCGTGGTCATAACCGAGAAAGAGCTGAAGCTTAAGTTCTGATGAAAACATTCAAACAGTTCCTAACAGAGAGCGGTAAGCGTAGGCGCTATATCGATCGATATGTTTACCACGGTTCACCCAGTAGCAACCACGATTCAATTAAGCAGAACGGGCTAGAACCACGCCATCCGTTCCCGGGGTATCCCAAGAAGTTGGTGTTTTTCCACGTCGATCCAGAGGGTGCTGATCATTATACACGAGGTGATGGATATCAATATAGGGTTCACAAATCCAAGTTGCCCAAGGACACGATAAATGATTATACCAATGGTCATCTTCTGTCGCCGAAAGGTGTAGAACCCAAGCACATTCGGTATCGTCGGGCTGGCAGTAAGCGTTGGAAGCGTCTTAATCGCTAAATGGCAATTCTCTACCAGACCTTTCTGAAGAAGTTGATGGCCAATACGGGACCGAAGTTCCGTAGCTCCATCAAGCGCGTCCGCGTCTGGTTCCGTCAGCAGGCCAAGTCACTACAGAGCGCCAGTGCTCTTGATGCATTGGATGCCGATACGGGTACGCTCAAGAAGCGCAAGTACATGGCCAAGTCCAACATTGGTGATATGGCGCTCTTTCTTTACGATCCGAAACATAAAAAGACGTTGCCCTACTATGACACCGTGCCGGTGATCTTTATGATCGAGCAGTATCCCGATGGCTTCCTGGGAATCAACCTACATTATCTGCCGCACAAAGAGCGCGCGATGTTGATGGATGCGCTGTATAACGATAAGCTCATAAATAAGGTCACTGAAAAGCAGAAGTTCATTCTGAGTTACCAGATACTGAAGAACGCCACCAAGCTGAAGTACTTCAAGCCCTGCGTCAAACGGTATCTCTACAAGCATGTGCGCTCTAAGATCAAGGTCATCGAGCCGCAGAGTTGGGATATGGTGCTATTCCTGCCATTGGAACGCTTCAAGAAGGCGACCCGCGAGCAGGTCTGGAAAGATTCTCTTAAGAAGGCAGGGTAATGAAACGCTTTCGCCAGTTCTGTGAAGTGGTTCGTTCTCCAAAGCGAGCGCGCAAGCTGCTTGATTATATGACCAAGAAAGATCGCTTTGATGGTGGTCACGAATGGACTCACAAGAAGTCAATTAAGACACCATTACGCGGCACACCAGAGCACGAGCAAGAAAACGACGAAGAATTCAACGAGAAGTTATACCACAACGACTTCAGATATCATCGTACTGCTAAGGTGCCAATGCACAATATTCGTTACACCCAGAAAACTGTTGATCCGGACAAGGTGAAAGACAAATTGAAGAAGCCCACTGAGGTGGCACTTGTTCATCACAAAGGCTTTTATCATGTAGTAGACGGACACCACAGTATTACTGCACATCGTCTAAAAGGTGCGACACATATTAAGGCGAAAATTTACAAATGAAGTTGCAGTACGAAGAGGGCAAATAATTGGCTGAAGCCGGTTTCAATATCAACTCGTTCAAGAGCCATGTTGGCCGCAGCGGTATGCTGCAGAACAACAAGTTCCTCTGTCGCTTCTATGTGCCGGTGGGAATGCAGGCCGCTGGCGAGAACAATGCCGACTACCGTGAGATCGCCCGGCTGCTGGAGTACTGGTGCGAGGCCACCAACCTGCCGGGTGTAGCGCTCAATATCCATGAGGTGCGCCGCTATGGCTACGGTCCCTTTGAGAAGAGACCGCACGCACCCCAGTTCACCGACCTTAACCTGCAGTTCTATGCCGACAGTGGTGGCGCCATCTGGACCTTCTGGCAACAGTGGATCAAGCTGGTGATGAACTATGATTTTCGCAACGGCATTCGTGGTCGCACCGGAGCGGCGGACATGGAACCCTACGAGCTAAATTATCGGGACCAGTATGTGGCCGATGTCGAGATCAATGTCTATGACAATGCCGGTAAGCTCTCGATGACCACAATGCTACGTGAAGCCTATCCGGTGTTTGTGGGTGATATCCCGCTCAATTGGGGCGACCAATCCAACCTGATGCGTATCCCTGTGACACTGACCTTTGCCGACTGGTTCAACCTGAACACCCAGGACAGTTTCGGCGAGCCACTACCACCGGTACCACCGTTCCCAACCAAGTGAGGTAAATTATGGGTCTAGGACCACCAGTCTGTCTGCGTTGTCGTTGTATGATGCAGCCTATCGAAGAAGCACCGTGGTGGCGATGCCCTATTTGTCTCACTACGGAGCCCACCGGCGCTATGTGGGAACACAAGCTCGCCGATCAAGATGAATTTATGGAGAATTACAAACGTGCTACCAAAGCTAACACACCCAACATTCAACGTACAGATACCGAGCACTAAGAAGAACGTCTCGCTCCGTCCTATGCTGGTGAAGGAGGAGAAGATCCTCCTGATGGCCAAGGAGAGCGGCGAGGACGCCGACATTATGCAGGCCGTCTTACAGGTGGTCAACAACTGTATGATCAACGGCGATGCTAACAAGCTGACCGTGTTCGATCTTGAATTCCTGTTCATCCGGCTGCGCGCCAATAGCGTCAATAACATCACCACGGTAGAGCTGACCAGTGAGGGCGAGACCTATCGCTTTGAGGTTGATCTGCATAAGGTGGAGGTCAAGTTTCCGGGCCACGACAAGCGCATTATGCTGGACAGTAAGACCGGAATCATGATGAAGTACCCAGAGGCCACGCTGTTCAATGACCGCGAGTTCATGGCTTTGGAGGGACAGGCGTTCTATGATGCGCTGGCGCTCAACTGCATTGACTACGTGTTCGTGGGTGATGCGGTGCACAAGGGTTATACCAAGCGCGACCTGGCCGAGTGGCTGGAGAATCTTGATATGAAGGCTTCGGAAAAGCTTCGTGAGTTCATCATGAATATGCCGACTGTTCACTACGAACAGAAGTATACCAACAAGAAAACGGGCGCAGAGGAGACTTTGACTCTGCGGGCGCTACAAGATTTTTTTATGCTTGCCTGACGCACAATACCCTCGACATCTACTATCGCACCATCTTCCGGCTGGTGCAGCACCATAAATACTCCATTGTCGAAATCGAGGGTCTGATACCGTATGAGCGCGATATTTACGTCGGGCTGCTCAATCAGTACCTAGAGGAGTTGAAGAACAAGCAGTAATGCCGGGCACCTTGACCGCGCTGAACAGGATGATTGCCACCCGTAGGGCATTAGCGCGGCAGGGTAAGCATGTCCGAGCAGCAATGCTCCAGGGCGTTGAGAATACCATCTACAATCGTCCCTCCATCTCCGGCCAG